GTTAACCATGCGGTAAAGTCACAACCCACCAAGTTGTGGAATCCATGCTGGAGGATTTAGCCTAAGCACCTTCGAGTGCCTAGATATTTCTCACCCCCTTTTAATTTTGTTAGGTAAACCCCCCCCCCCCCCCCCCAATTTTCTTAAAACCCAGAAAAGACTTGAGTCTTGACAAACTCATTTTATTAAAAATATTAAAAACAAACGAAAAACCCAAAAACGACATTTTATTTAACCAATGTTGGAACTTATCATTAGATTAAACAAACTTGTGTTATTAATATAAAATATTCGCTTACTTATTAGAGACTTATAATTACTATCCAGTCACATAGATTAATTATTCGTTAAGGTGCAATACCCTATATTCATATTATTGTAAAGTTACAATGCATGATTAGCTTTCAAGTATTAGCATTATAGCAATGCTTGATGTTAGACCCTATATGGAGAAGTGATTGAATCAGTTCTTTTAGAATATTGATTCTCATAATCTCAGTGTATGGATCTTTAGAGAATTCATAACTCTCTGCATTGAAAAACATACATTTTAGAGAATAGAAATCCCGTTTTAGCAGGAACGATTAATGGATTAATATGCTTGACCCTCATAGTGCGGAATACAAATGCCTATGCCGCAAGAGACCGGTGTCTCTCGATTTTATACTCCCAGACATGACCCAAAACGATATTAACGATATAACTCAATCTTCAAATGAAGAGTCTGCTTTAAAGCAGATGTCCCTTAACAATATAAAATTCGAAAAATCAATGTTAGAAAAACGAATCCGAGAAATCGAACAACGTAAACAAACCCTCAGAAATACAGTAGTCCACCAATGCATTAATTCATTCGCATATCAAAAACTATCTGTAGAAGAAATGCATGATTACTTCAGTTTTGTTGATAGATTCAATGCGTATTTTTACGTATCGACAAAATTAGACCCCGCCCCAACCCATAAGGCACTATACAGTAGCCTTACTTTCGCCCAAAAGGAAAATTTTTCAATCATGATGTTGAAGCATCGTATAACAGTACCCATACAAGATTATACGAGTTCACAAAAAGCATCCATTATCGATTACTTCACTAAAGATAATGTAGCAACGCCCCAAGCTAAGATTGATTCGTCCATATTTCCTACTACCCCGCAAGGCAGATCTGCCCCATATATAAGATCGCCTAAAAAGGAGAAAGAACATAGAAAACGAGAAGATTTATACCGAGCTGCTCGGATTGATCGAAAGAAAGCTCAAAATACTCGCAATTTAACAGAAGAATTCAAAGCGTTACCGCAGATGAATATGTTTAGAATGCTTGATGATGAGACTCAGGTTAGTATAGGAGATGCAGCAGACTCCTTTACTAAGGTGATGGATTCTTTGAACGTCACTGAATTTAACAAGTTGTTGGAGAACGTAAACAGTTCCGATATACTTGATAAAGAAAAAGTAAAAACCCTCATGACCCAATTCAACCATATGGTTATAAGTAAAGATAAGATAGAAAGCACGTTGATGGCAACATCAGCAGGTATTTCACTTACTCTAGATCTTTTAGCCGTGCTCCTGTCAATTTACGGTTTATCTAATTATTATAATGATACATCAAATACCAATATGTTGATCTTAGGATTAACAGCTTGTGCCTATTTGACTTATTATCATGGTTATGATTTAATTTCAAAATTACAGACTCTCATCAGACCCGGTGATGAGACAGTTCCTCAAGCTAACATACTACATGATTGCTCCACGGCAATTGCAGCTATTTTAGCGTCTTGGACCACGTTCACCAGTGGCAGACCCATACCAACCGAACTTTTCAAGAATTTCGGGAACCTAGGTAAAGTTACCTCAACTTTTGACTCTATACTGTCCCTTGTTATCCGCGCCGCGGAAGCAGCAGTAAATTGGGTTAGAAAAACTTTGCTTGGAGAAGATACTCATGTTCGCTTATTTGCTCATGGCAATGCGTATGTGGAAACTATTCTACAAAAATCAGAAGAAATTGAAGCTCTAATTAGAAGTAATAAGTTCATCAACAACACTGAAAACCACACCCGTTTAGTAACAATCATTGCCTTAATTGATGATACTTTGCGGACTATGCCCCGAACAACTGAAACCAGTAATTTATGTGTAGAATTATACAACATGCGATCCCGATACCAAAAGATGTGTGATTTTACTGTGGAGACAGGCTCCCTTAAATCGAATATAAGACAAGAACCAGTTTTGGTTATATTCACTGGTAAACCTGGAACTAAAAAGACCATTATTAGTAACTTGTTGGCCAATGAGCTTTCCTATGCTCTAGCTGATGATGTTGCTAAAGCAAATATGAGAGATAATGCATCCCTAAATGTATACTCTCGTAGATGTGGAGAAAAATTTTGGGAAGGATATACGAATGAACACACGGTGACCATGATAGACGATCTGTTTCAAAAGACAGACGTCGCTCAAGGAGAAACCTCTGATTATTTGGACATCATTCACATGGTTAATACAGCCCCCTATCCTTTGAATATGGCAAATGTACTTTCGAAAGGAAAGCATTACTTTAATTCGAAGGTGGTTATAGCAACCACAAATGCCCATAAATTATATCCCGTTAGTATTATAGCACCTGATGCAGTTACACGTCGGATTTCATTCTTTGTAGAGATATTGCCCTTGGCAAAATATGCAAAAGATGGAGTTTTTGATGACCAGTTGCTTGATACTGTTACCATTAACGGGAAAGAGACCACTACAATAGACCCTCACTTCGCAGAATATGTAGAAGTCGATGTTACCGGGAATCGTTTGTCAGCCCCCATGACTTACGATGTCCTTAAACAGAGAATTTTACAAGAGGTCGATAAAAAGCATTTGTACTATCAAGTTTTGAAAATGCAATTTAACGAGACTCATAACCTCATTGACGAGAGATTGAAGAAACAACAAAGAATTGATAACTTGCAAGAAAAAGCAGATATCAGTATGATCCCTGTACCCCAGGGGGACATACGCGATACTTTGAGACCTACTCATCGTCTCTCTCAAGGACTGGAGTGTTACCGCCCTTCTCCAGAATCACTCAAGGTAGCGGAAGAACTCATATGTGAATTGCCCATGAAATCAGATGGAGTGCCTGGAATGAAAATTCTAGCTCTCGAAAATATGTGGCGATTCCATTATGGTGTTTCAGTCGCTTCTACGCTGAAGAAAGTAGCGATCCTGCTTGATTTTTACGGTGTAGATTTTTATGATGCTATGATGGAAGAACGACCAGAAATTTTGAATGTGTTCTTCGAGGAAATAAGAGCAGGATTTGTTGTAGCAAGTATACCGAATGCCCCAGATCCCGGAATATTTAGTAGAACCAAAGACAATTATAGCTCTATAGTTAAATTGGCCAGAACAGCCCTCGACTCAGCCACTATAGGACTATGTAAAGTAATTGAATTCTTGAAAACTAATCCCATAATGCCCATTATATCACTTCTTATAGGAGCTGGTATATTAGCATATTTGATAGGAAAAGCTTATGGCTTACTATCATCTATGATTTCTGCTTTATTTAGTGTAGACCTGCCCGCCACGCCCGAAAGCATGGGTAAGCAGCCTTCAGGAGTTAAAGTAGAAAGAAATTTGTCCAAAATGAAAGACGCAGTAGCTAGACCCCATTTAGGCAAGGATGTCAATGGTGTAAAAACCGTTGAATCTATTGTCAAAAGCAACAGCTATGAAGTATTTTATGACCGTCCCAATGGCCTCACCTCCATTGGGTTTGCTACAGTTATAGTGGCTAATATTATGATTATTCCGTATCATTATATTACTCATTTATATGCTGAAGTCACAGATGATCCTACAGCTTTGCAGCGTAAGATCGAGCTTAGACCCCACGATCAAAAACAGTCCTCTTATTTTTATAAGGTTTCTGATTTGATTGAAGGCTCAGTTGACAGCAAATTAGTTACTAATGACCTAATATTGGTGTATATGCCCCGCACTTTCCGCAGACATAGAAACATAATTAAGTACTTTTTAACAGATGCTAATGTGTTATCGATCCCTGATAATGCAGATGTTATGATCGCATTCCCTAAGTCGACCACGTATGCTACGGCTTTCACAGTCGGTAAGCGTATAAGTAACAAAATGGTTAGTGATATTGATGGCTCCACGTACCAAATCCTGACTGCGTTCCAATACTCCAATGTGGCAACCGTCGCTGGAGATTGCGGTGCTTTGATAACTTATCAAAATACTGCTATACAAACCGCTAAGATTTTTGCTATTCATACTGCAGGTGTGACAGCTAAAAATTTGAGCTTTGGTTCCATAGTCACTCAAGAAGCCTTGAATGAAGCGCTTGTTATACAAGGATTCGATGAAGTTGAAACTCTCGAAATGCCTGTAGCACAGTGCGCCATTTTCAATAGTGGACACATGATGGAAATCAAAAGAGTGGAGAGAAGTCCCAGGATTCCTTCACAAACAAAACTAACCAAGTCCGAACTATATGGTAAGTGGGATGACCTCTTCACCCCGTGTGAGGCGCCCGCTCCGATAGATCGCTTGTTTAAAGATGGTAATTTGAAGAAAATATATGACAAATACCATGTGCATACTATCCAAGAACATGATTTCACTCGCGAACTAGAGGAGGAAATGAATTGGATGAAGAATGTTAGTACAAATTATGCCGACCGGCGTATTTATACATACAAAGAAGCCGTTACTGGCATTACGGGTACCAAATTTTATAGTTTGGATCGTAGTACCAGTTCCGGATACCCTTATAACTTAGATGTAAGAAGCTCGAAGAAGACTTATTTTTGGGGTAACTCCCAAGAATTTTGTCTGTCTAACCCACGAGCACTCAAAATAGAACAAGAAACAATGCATTATATTGAGTGTTGCGAAAAAGGTATAAGGCTCCCCCAAATTTACAGTGATTTCCCAAAAGATCAACTTGAAAATATATTGAAGATAGCTCTAGGTAAGATTAGACTTGTCTCAGGATGTACTACAGCATTTTTGATAGCTTGTAGGATGTATTTTGGAGCATTTATGTTCTGGATAACTTCCAATAATGTTATTAATGGTTGTTGTGCAGGTACTGATCCCGTCAGCAGTGACTGGGATATTCTTGCCAAACGTTTGATTGCATTTAATCGTAAAAATGCAGAAGCAGGCGATTATAAATGCTATGATGGTTCCCTACCTCCAGACTTGCTCTGGGCCGTCTTAGACTTTATAAACACTTGGTATGACGATGAATTCGCTAGTATCAGAGCCGTTATGTGGTTAGAGATAGTGTTTTCACGACATATCATGGATTTTGTGGTATTTGAATGGTTAGGAAGTATGCCATCCGGCAACCCTCTCACATTGATCATTAATACAATCGCAAATAAGATCGCTTTCCGTTGGTGCTGGAATCAAATGATCAGCACATCAGCTTTCAGTGATAATGTTTTCTTAGTCGTGCAAGGCGATGATAACTTATTTTCTGTTTCTGAGACATATGCTAGTATGTTCAACGTATATGCAATAGCTCCCGTTATTGCAAACCTAGGCCTCACTTTGACCCCCGAAGACAAAGGAAGTTTAGAAGTTTTCAAACCCCGCCTCCTAACGGAAGTGGAGTTTATGAAAAGATCGTTCGTATTTAACCCAGACACCAATACTTATCTAGGACCTTTGCGGCTACAGAAAGTACTTGAGATGCCCTACTGGACAGCTAAAAACGACGACAATATTACAAAAGATAAAACAAAAGTAGCCTTACAAGAGTTAGCTCTAAGAGGACGTGAAGCTTTCAATTTATACGGTAAACGTATGTTAGTTGAATTTGAACAGGCATACCAACATCGCAATGGATGGTTTGAGAAAACCTCCTATACGCAGGTGCTTGGATTGCCTTTCGAAAGATAGGCGACACGTGGCTAGCATCCCAAACTGCTCTTGCTAATGAGGAAATACTCTCTTACTTCGTAAGAGGTAGAGTTTATACGGACCTCTTTATCTCGTACATGATATTCGTTTATACCCTTGTAACATATTTCATGACCCTACGTCCCACATGGCTAATGACGTTAAAATTGTGCGCCGCAACATTCATGTTTGGTGAGATTCTACATCGCTTAATGATGATCTATGTCTTAGGACAAGATCACTTTAACGAGTATTCTGAACCTTATTATAATGTGTATGGTGTTTTCGCAATGCCTATTTCTTCGTCTCGTTTCGGCGAAGATTATCCCTTAGCAATACCTGTATATGACCCAGTCAGCCCGCTATTTATGCCTGATCTTTATACGTTTACTGCCACGAAACAACCCTCTCAACCTGCGTTAGAACCTGCAGTAGAGAAAACTACCCCTGGATTCTCTTTCCCTGGTGTTAAGCCGCTCCTTGGATCGTATTATTGGTTTTCAAAAGTCCACGAAATACAAGAGGATGGTGCTCAGCCCTATAAGTCTGAGCAGGGCCCCCCGGAAGCCCAGATCTCCGGTACAACCGAATTTATGGCAGATGCTGAATGTGAAGAAACGACCCCCGTTCGTAATGTTAACATTCCAACTGCTTTTATAAACACCCAACCCTATGATAGCGCATTTTTGAACGAATGGTTTGCAAAACCCATCCGTGTTGCTTCAGGTGATCTCACGTTAGCTGATACTGCTACTTCGATCCCGCCAATTGTTCATCCCAACAATGTACTATCAAATGAAATATACTCCTCCAAGTGGAAAGGTTATGCCTATTGGAGAGGAGATATTACCTACAGCGTCACTGTTAATGCAAATCCCTTTCAGCAGGGATTGTATAGACTCGCCTTTCTGTCTAACGGCGGAATGGACGATAGTGTCGCGACCTCCTGGTATAATGCGCACTATTTTTCAGTAGTCCAGCGCAGTCAACTCCCGCATGTTGAAGTAGACGTAAGTACAACTACATGTGCAGAATTGACAGTCCCATTTATATCAGCGTATAATAGTCTCCCTCTATCCTATCCTACCATTTCCTCTTTTGCGTCTTTAGGTAGAGTATATTTGTTCCCTATTACGCCCATTACCACAGGAGTGGGCCAACCTATCTCAGTTGGCTACACTATATGGGCTAGCATGTCCAATGTGCATTTGGAAGTTCCCGCTTATCCCCAGTCGGCTATCCGTTCAGGAAAGAAGAAGCCGTCCACTGAGAGTGAGCAAAAATCCAAAGGCATTGGGCCTGTTGAGAGCGGCTTGCGCATAGCCTCTAAAGTTTCCAATATTCTCGGAGCAATCCCCGTGTTGTCCGCGTTTGCTGGACCTGCTTCATGGGCCCTGGATATAGCAGGCAATGTAGCAGGAGCATTCGGATGGGCGAAACCAGCCAATCTAGATGTAACTAGTAAAATGCAAAAAGATGTTATGTGGGGTATGCAACACACAGATGCTTCAGATAACTCAAAAATTATGGCCCTTGTTTCAACAAATCAAGTTGAGGTCCTTCCAGGTTACGCTGGTACAGATTTAGATGAATTGGCCCTCGATTCATTCCTGACCAGAGAATCCTATATCGACTATTTTGATTGGAACTATGCTATGGACACCAATACTAAGTTAGCAGAGATTAAGGTGTCACCGTTCCTGTATAGATCCTATAATCAGGACGGTATCATCAATTTCTGCAATACCCCTATGAGTTTCATGGCCCGAAATTTTAAATACTGGAGAGGTGATATTATTATTAGATTCCATATTGTAAAGACCAACATGCATTCCGGCAGATTGGCTTTTGTCTATCAACCTAACAGCCTTTATATTACTCCCATTGCTCCTACGATGGATCAGAGTGTATATAATTGGCGTGAAATTGTAGACGTCCGTACAAACAATATAGTTGAATTCCGTATCCCATATCATTTTTTCAGAGCATATCGACCCAATTATGATATAGAACACGACTACTCAGGTCTTCTCACAGTGTATGTTGTTGATGAACTCGTTGGACCTTCTTCAGTGAATACCAACGTAACCATCAATTACTACGTTCGTGCAGCCCCAGGATTTGAGTTTGCAGTCCCCCGTTCGAATTTCGACCACCCAGTGTTCGGCCAGTCCCCAATAGCCGCACCACAATCTAACATTACCGGTACCCCAGGCAAAACTATGAAGTCAGCCGTTATCGGAAATGCAGTCCCATTCAATGATCCAGACAACTTAGCAGCTCGCTACTGCATAGGAGAAAAGATCACGTCCCTAAGACAATTGTTACGTAATACTAGAATATTGAAAATGATTAATGGAACATCCCCCGCGGTTACTAGTGATTTTATCGCTATTAATCCGTTCCTGTATCACGTAGCTAACAAAAATCCTACGATAGGCGCAGACCAACCCTATTACGGAGCCGACCTAATGTCGCAACTTGGTTCCATGTTTGCACTTTCCCGAGGTGGAGTACGAGTAAAATCGATCCATCTAGGAGGAGGTATTGTAACAGCCTCGTTGCGCGTTTCCGATACAACAGGCCCCGTAGCTGAAAATACACTGATGAGAATCCCCAAAGATCCCATAACTCACGACTCATTTTCAGATTTATCAGGCGTTATCGTAGCGATTTCCAGTTCCAGCGATCGCGCCGGTGCCGAGTTCACAGTTCCTGCATATGCCCCGACCCACAGTAGAAGCAATGCAGTTCTCGTCACCGGTCCGAATATCCCGACTTATTATTCACAATCAGCCCCACAACAAAAACTATTCCTTGATTACCAAAATGCGACTAGTCTAGAGTATGGGAGAGCTGGTGCAGATGATTTTGACATGGGTTGCTTTATAAGCATCCCCCCCGTCTTAACATCTGAGTGAGTACCACCAAAGTATCCTATAGATTTCAGGTTTTCTATAGGACTAACTGTTTCATGTCCTGAATTTCGTTTGCATGAAAACAGCATCAGTAAAATGATGAAGTCATATTTAAGTCTATGACCCGGGTTTTAAGGAAACCGGTAGTAGTATTATCACATGCCCCCTGATAGTCCTACTTTTTCTTATTGGCAAA